GTACTTTTTCAATCTCATGAGCTTTTGCTTTATTTCTAGATTGAACTTCTTGTATTATTTCATCTTGAACTGTCATTAATCTTCCTCCACTGGTGACCAATAATTATCTCCGATTATTGGTTGAACTATCTTCATTTCTTTTTTTGTAAATGGACAAATGAAGTTATTTGTCCAACTAACCTTGCTTGGATTAGTTTCAGTTGTTGCATCAAATACAGAACAAGATTTACTACTAAAACAAGATTTTATTTTATCTTGGTATCTGCTCCATAAATACTGATATTGACTTTTCAACTCTGGATGAAATACTTTTTTATTACCCAGAAACTCATCAAATGTTGGTGTTTTCATTACATACCCTCTTGTTTGGATTTATTTAATCTATCATTATGTTCTTCCTCAATAGCAGTTTTAAGTTTATCATATTTCAACTCAGCTAATTGAGTTTGCTCTTGTGCATAATCTAGCTGTTTACGAAGATCTAATACTTGATTACATTTTAATTTCAGTTTAGCTCTTAGTTCATCAACTAGATTACCATAATCATCTATTACTTTGGTAAGGTCGTGTTGACCTCGATCATCTTTCATGCTGCATCCTTTAGTTTAATATCTACTTTTTTAACTATGCAGACATTACCAGAAATATAATCACCTGGCAAACATTGTCTTTTAGTACGTTTTTGCCACTCATACCAAGCATTTGTTGCACGTTTGTTTGGGTAACATGCAGGATTAAATTTACTTTCTTCATCACAGTACATATCAAATGTTCTATTAGATATATCAGGATTGTATCCAGATAGTATTTGAATCATAGAACATCCGTTACCAATCAATCCATACAATTGATCAAACGTAGGTTTCTTTTCAAAGACATGCATATCTTCATTACCATTGTCTTTCCATAGTATTACATTATACATTATAGCTCCTCTATTGTTATTAAATATTTATCATCACCTAAACTAACTTCTATATCTGCCATTCTACCTGGTTCATTCAAAGTTAATCCAGCACCATGCACTTCACCTTGAAGTTTATCCTCAAGAAAAGTTTGTATAGCATGTCTTAGATCGAATAAACCATCACTCATTCGTCATCCATCCCTGTACCTTGTGGTACAAATCTTACTTGGATTTGCATATCATCATAAGTACAATTCCAACTTTCAGCTAAAGATTCTAATAAAGCAGATAGTTTTCTTACATGCATTGAATCTTCATTCATTAAATGATTTTGCATTACAAGATTTTTCTTTTTACTTTCATTATCTATTTCAAACTTACACACTCTTAATTTATCTATATACATATTACTCCTAGTTTAATTGTTTTTTAATATAGTTAGATACAAGTTCTACATATCTAAACCATTCATTTATAAAGTTACGCCTTTTGTTTTTGCGTTCTTTTTCTACTTGTTTGATTGCTTTGTTAGTAGCTTTATCTAACAATTCTACTTGCTCTCTTTGTTTCATTTCATTACCTCAAAAGCTAGTATTACAATCGTAACTGCTTGAATACCAAGTATTGCAAGTAAACAATTTCTGTGTTTCTCAACATGAGAACTCAACTGTCTCATATTTGAACCAATACTTTGTATTACATTCACAACTTTTTCGTTGTGTCTGTTTTGCATTTCGTGTATTTTTGTATTATCCATATTAACCTTTCTGTTAGGCACAATGCCCAGTCGTAAGTGACCGGGCATTTGCCAAGTTGTTATTTAGACTCAATCATCAATGGTTTTGGTATACTGTCAGATATTTCAGCTTTAGTTAATACATTGTGTATATAACCTCTAACAGAACCAAGTGATGAACCAGAATATAAAGCATTTTGACAAGACTCACGTTGAGCATCTAATTGTTTAATTGCTCTACCTTTAGGACTATTATCATATGCTTTTCTAGTTTCTTCTTGAAGAACTTTATTTATATAAGTTTCAATATTATGTAGTCTAGGTCTATCACCACTATAAGACATAAAACTTGGACTTTCTTCCCATCTTCTTATGTTCTTCCATTTACGCATTTGATCTTCTATAAGTTGAACTTGTCTTTTAAGTTTCAATAACTTTTCACCTTCAACTCTTTCTTTAGATGCTACAAAACTATCATAGTCTTTTTGTAACTTTTCAGCTTGTTTCATCATGCTAGATATTTTCAAAGTAGAAACAAACTTTTTATAATTTTTCTTGGATTGTGCTTCTACTTCTAACTCTCTATCTGATTCAAGAGCTGATCTTTTATCCATGAACTTTTCACTAATATAAGTTCTAAGATATTCTTGTTCATCTTTTCTTATTGGTTTCATATATCTCCATTAGTTAAGGGCCAGGCTTTCACCTGACCCAGTTTATGTTAAGCTACCTTTTTCTTGGTAGATTTTTTATTAGATACTTCAATCATCTTTTCAGCAGTTTCTTCTGTTGATCTAGATTCTCTATTCTTGTCTAGTGCTTCTTTCAAAGCAATAAACGAAGATGAGATACCAGATGTTTGAAGATACTGTGGTAATGATTTGTATCTTGGATCTGACATAAACAAAGCTGCATTCTGATAATAAAGCTCATGAATCCACTTTGCTAATGGCATTTTCTTACTAACCCTCTCCTCGAGAGACAGCTTCACTTCTTGTGTTTCCATCTTTATCCTCCTTTACTTTGATTTCGATTGGTAACTCAATAGACTCAGGCATATGCTTATCAATTGCTTTGTAAGCACCAATGCAGAATCTAATAGGGTACGTTGCTGTTGAAAAAACAACGTCACCTAATTTTTTTAGTCGCATCATTATAGTCCTCCTTTTTTTTGGTTAAACGTACGTACTTTGCTTTAACTTGACGATATTCATCATCAAATTCTTTTGTTCCAGGAATTGGATCAACGTCAGCAGTGAGCCAATTCCAAGTTTTCCTTACTGCTATACCAGCAACACTAAAGGCCAGAAAACGAGCCAAACTAATAAGTCCATTCATCAATCTCCTTTCACTATTGGTAGTATTGTATCTCTTGGATCAATACCTTCTTTTTGAAGTTCATTTGAAATTCTAACCAACTTCTTAGCCATAGGGTTATTTACATACTAGTAATTTGTTTTACCCACTCTATCTATCTTGGCCCATGACTTGTTGATCTGGTCTAATCTCAAATGATATACACTATCTGGATCTGTTAGATTTACTTCTAATATCCATTCACTCAATATTGCTGCAGGATTGTTAGTTGTAAATAAGGTAATATCCCATCCTTTTTGTTTACATATATCAATCAAAGTTTCTGCAGATATTCTGTTAATCATTCTTTCATACTTCTGAACTTGTTGAAAAGTTAAACCCACAGCATTAGCAATATTCTGCTGTGTATACCCTTTCCATATTCTATGAAGTACCAATGTCTTAGCAATATTCTTAGCTATTACATAAGAATGATCTGTCTTTCTTTTTTTATGCATTACTACCTCCATGTAGTTGTTTCATAACAAACAGCTCTCGCTGGTCGGAGCTGGTTGGTACTGTTATTACTCTTATAGATGGTTTACCCTCTCTATATATCTTCACGAGTGTAATCCATCCTACCTTTGGTTGCAAGATTTCTAAGTTAATAGATCTTATCCAATACTGTTTCCACCAAGCTATATGCTCACTCTTGATAGAACCAGTAAAAGGCTGCCTATACATTAGCTTGACTGCTCTTGATAGGTTTATTGGTTTTTCTTTGAACTTTCTTTTTATTACTACTCGATACATTTACTTCCTCACAATCAGTAAATTTTTTTAAGAACTCTTGGTGTTCCTTCCACCATTTAGGTTTTTTAGTCATCTAATTGATCCTTTCTGATTATATGTATTATCTCAGCTTTTCTGTGTTCTCTATGCCATGTACTATAGTCATCCTTAGACATATTATAGTTCACTCTTTGCTGAGTATCTTTTTTATTACCTTCTAAAGTTTTAGTATAGGTAGTAGTAACAGTTACTCTATACTTGTATTGTAGTGGTATGGGTACTCCCATCATTCCTCCTTTCCATAAAATAATTCTTTATTTTCAGCTTCTAAACATCCAGAACATAACACTCTACCTTCAAGTATAAGCTGATAGTGTGCATCTGCAGGATTCATTTCTTCTTTCTCGCCACACTCACTACAAGTGATTGGACAAGACTCTATATTTTTACGCATCATATCTACATATTTCATATTACCACCAACAATTATAAACAACAGTATACCCCTCTCTTATTGCTTTTTTAGCTTCTTCTACAATTTCGAGATCCTCTTTTTTCTGTTGTTCTAATATTTCTTTTTCATATTCGTATGAATCTCCACCAAAAAAGAAACCTTCTGTTTTTGGTAAGTTATCGTTTTTAATATCTTTCTCTAACATATTTAAATCATCCATAGTTAGATCGAGATCAACACAATTGAAAGTTCCGTCACCACCTTTATTTTCATAAAGATTTTGCATCCAACCTTGCAATCTGTTGTGTTTTCTCCAATAACCAATTTCTTTACTCTTTGGTCTTTTGTATAAAAATTGATCTAATCCCATATATTATCCTTTCTTTGTTAGGCTACGCCTAGCCGAGAGGGTGACTAGGCGATAGCAGTTTATTTATACACCTGGTAATTGATCATCCATATCTTCAAGATCAATCTTATTTTTATCAGCTAATTTTAACATAATACGTTTCATTAGCATCAAATCAGCATATACTGCCTTCGGTAAATAAGAAGTTTTACTTTGAACATATGCTTTCTTTTGCTCAGGCGTTCTATTATCTACTTGATTTGTCATTATTGTCTCCTTTCTGACAAAGTTTGTTTTTACTCGTAACAACGAACTTTGGATATATCTTATCCATCTTCTTATCTAATGGGTGAACATTAGACAATTCTGGGAAGGGTAGCAGAAGTTGTATGCTATCTTCTTCTATTTGTTTTACTATATTATAATCCATATCATCTCCTTATATTATAGATACAACTGACAGTATTACTGCCAAATATATCATATTACTTATCATTTTTATTTTCTGCGAGTATAGTTTTCCACATTTTGTAAGAAATTATACCACCTGCTAGGTATCCGATTATCATCAAAGCTAACCATATACCTAATAAGGTCATCACTATAGTACTTAACATATTATATCTCCTTTATTGGTTATTAATTATTTCAAAATGCGAACCTACATTTAACTCTAGATGCACATTATTTTCCCAAGCTCTAATTTCACTAATTAAAAGCTCATACTGAGACTTAGTTACTTTAATCTTATCCTTTATCTGATTGTCATAACAATCCTTAGGATAAGCTATAGACACATTACATACATTATTCATATATATCCTTTCTGTGCAGATCTACATTATAGGTAAATATAGCACTTATTTGTATGTCCTATTGTATTACAGCAATCAAGTTATTCAGTAATATCAACAGGTTATATCAATACCAGTAATCAATTAATCAATCGATTTCGCCGAGAGTTAACTGACTACTAGTATTAAACATAAATAAACGATTATATTTCATCGTCGCAAGAAAGATGGAATATAATCAACAACAAAAAAGACAGCGAAGCTGACAATAACGACAAAAGAGACGATTGCGACAGCAATCGACGGGTTTTGAACTTACCCCTGCAACATCGACATGTATGTCGAATGTGCAAATAGGGGGGTTTTATACAACTACTCCTAAAGTAGCCTTTAATGGGCCATAGAGGGGGTTTATTTTAACAGAATCCCTATTATAAGGGGTTTATAACAACAAAAGAGGTAAATAACATGAGCATACTATATGGAATAGCTAGAGCTGGATTTCATTTAGAAAAAGCAGGTGGACAAGCTGCAAAAAAAATGCTTAAAACTTTATATCTAGGCAAAAGAAAACTAGGTAAGCAAGTAGAAAAAGCAGCAAGTTTTGCAGGTAAAGAAGGATATACTAAAACAAGTAAGTTTATTTCAGGTACTCGTAAAAAAGCACATAAAGGAAGTAGATTATTTGGTCAAACAATAAAAGAAAATCCTAAATTATCTTCATTTATAGCAGGTGGATATGTATCCAAAAAGCTAAACGAAGATGACTAATGGCTAAACGTAAGTTTGTTCACTTCGTACCAAGACCTAAGCCTAAAAAAAGGATTAGAATACACAAAAAAAGGATGAATAAAAATGAAAAGCGTAGTTTTAAAAAATATAACCGACAAGGCAGATGAGTTAGCTAGGCTATATACCAAAACTAAAGATCCAAAATACAAGGAAAAGTGGTATAAACTTTTAAAACAAATAAAATAGGTAAAGAAGATGAGATCAAACTATTTACAATTTCCAGTAATAACTGGATTATCTCCAAAAACTATAAAAGGTAGAGTTAAAAAGAAGCAAAAACTAAAAAAAGGTTTGAAAGATCCTAAATTTAGAGCTAAAGCTAAAATAATGGATTACAAATACATATTATAATGGCAACACCAAAGAACAAAGCACTATATAATCGAGTAAAATCTGAAGCTAAACGTAAATTTAAAGTTTGGCCATCAGCTTATGCATCTGCATGGCTTGTTAAAACGTATAAAAAACGTGGTGGCAAGTACTAATGGCTCAGGGTGGACTACGAAAGTGGTTTGCTGAAGATTGGCGAGACGTCAAAACAGGCAAAAAGTGTGGTAGATCAGGTAAAGATAAGAAATCTAGACCTTATCCTGCGTGTCGACCAAGAGCTGTCGCTGGAAGAATAAGCAAATCAGAAGCTCGTAAAAAAACAGGGCCAAAAAAAGTCAAATGGTCTGTAACTGCATCTGGAAGGAAAAGAAAGAATGGCTAAAACACCTGCATGGCAAAGAAAAGAAGGTAAATCCAAAAGTGGGGGTTTGAATAGAAAGGGAATAGCATCCTATAGACGTGCTAATCCTGGATCTAAATTAAGCATGGCAGTTACTGAAAAGAATCCAACAGGAAAACGTGCTGCTAGACGTAAATCCTTTTGTGCTAGAATGAAAGGCATGAAACGTAGGCTTACATCTGCAAAAACTGCACGAGATCCTAATAGTAGAATAAACAAAGCATTAAGAAAGTGGAATTGCTAATGGCAAAAAATAAATTAGAAAAACTAGCTGATCAATTAATGGGTTTGACTCCTGATGAGGGTCAACAATTAGGTCTTATTATGAGATCTAGAATGATGCCTGAGATGGCTAGACAACAAGGATTATTACAACAACCAACACCTCAGATGGCAGCAATGGGTAAAAGACCAAATCAAATGCCTATGCCAACATCTAGAGATGCAGCAATAAGAGGATTATTAAGATGAAAATACAAACTTACAAATTTCTTGCTAAAACATATGCAAAAAAATATATGTCTGAAGCTAAAGATGCAATGAAAACACTTTCTGCAAAAACTAAAAAACATGTAAAAAAACATAAGATGAAGTACGCAGCAGGAGCAGGAGCTGCTGGTGGATATGCTGCATCTAAAATGAATAAGGAGAAATAATATGCCAATGGTTGGAAATAAAAAATTTGCGTACACTAAGAAAGGCAAAGCTGCTGCTAAGAAGTATGCTAAAAAAAAAGGCAAAAAGGTTAAGAGTAAATACTAATGAGAGGTAAAATGATGAAAGGTAAAGCTATGCTTACAGCAAAACAAAAAACTTTACTAAAAGCATTACAAGATAAAATTATTAAATCTAAAATGAAGAAGAAAAAGAATGGCAAAAAGTAAAGAGTTAGTACCTTATTCAACTATAGGATCTTTTAAATCAAAGATTAGAGTAAGTGGTCAAAAACTTAGAAGCACTGGTAAAAAACTTGCTAGTAAAGCAACTAGTGAACAAAAGTTTTTAGGTAAAACATTACCAAAGACTTTATTTAAAGTAGCTAAGTTTGCAATAAAAAGACCATTAACTGCAACTGGTTTATTTTTAGTACCTGATGTTGCAAGAGCTTTAATTAAAAAAGGTGAAAGAGTTTCTGGTAGACCAGTATCTAGAACCTTTGATAGAAAAGGTAGATCAATATTATAATGGAAGAAAAACAATCTAATCATGGTGGCAAAAGAGAAGGTGCTGGTAGACCTGTAGGATCCAAGTCTAAAAAGCTGTGGAAATCTATGGAGGAGATGGCAGAAAAATATAATCATTCTCCTTTGGATTATTTGCTTTCTGTGTTAAACAATCCTGCAAGTAGTCCTGAAAGAAAAATGTATGCAGCAGAAAAAGCTGCACCATATGTTCATGCAAGACTTACATCATCAAACACAAAAATGAGTATAGATGAACCAGTCCAAGTCAAAGTCCAATGGGAAAAAGAAAATAAAAATAGTTGAAGTACCCTATAGACCTAGAGAATATCAATTAGAAGTTCACAAAAGCAGAAAAAGATTTAGCGTTTTAGTTTGTCATAGACGATTTGGTAAATCAGTTTTATCAATTAATGAATTAATTAAAACAGCAGCTGATAAGCCTAGATCATTATGTGCATTCATAGCACCTACATATAGACAAGGTAAGTCAATTGCTTGGGAATATTTAAAATTTTACACACAACCACTATTGAAAATAGGTGGAACTAGAAATGAATCAGAACTAAGGATAGATTTATTTAATGGATCTCGTATACAAATATTTGGAGCAGATAATCCAGATTCTATCAGAGGGATGGGATTTGATGCAGTTGTACTTGATGAGTATGCTATTATGGCTCCAAGAGTATGGACAGAAATTGTTAGACCTGCTGTAGCTGATAAATTAGGATGGGTTCTTTTTATTGGTACACCTATGGGGCATAACCAGTTTTGGGAAGTATATGATTATGCTTTAAGAGGTCATGATGATTGGTATGGAAAATTATATCGAGCATCAGATACAAAAGTAATTCCAGTTGAGGAGCTGGAACAGGCACGTTCAATCATGACACCTGAGCAATACGAACAGGAATTTGAATGTTCATTTACTGCAGCTGTGTCTGGTAGTTATTATGGTCGATTAATAACTAGAGCCGAGAAGGATGGTAGAATCGGCAACGTGCCTATTGATGACAACGTAGGTGTTGAAACATGGTGGGATTTGGGAATAGGTGACTCGACTGCAATATGGTTTGCACAACGAGTAGGGCAAGAGATACATCTAGTTGATTATTATGAAACTTCTGGTGAATCTTTAGCTCACTATGCAGATGTACTGAATGAAAAAAATTATTCTTATACATCTCATATTGCTCCTCATGATATAATGGCTAGAGAACTTGGAACTGGTAAATCAAGACTTGAAGTTGCAAATGAACTTGGTATAAATTTTGATATAGCTCCAAAACTAGAAGTTGATCATGGAATTGAATCTGTTAGAAATGCATTACCATTTTGTTATTTTGATAGAGAGAAGTGTAAAGTAGGATTAGATGCATTACGTCAATACAGAAAACAATGGGATGAAAAGAACCAAGTATTTAAAAACAAACCTCTACATAACTGGTGTTCACACGCAGCAGATAGCTTCAGGTACGGATGTGTTGCAGAACCAATAGACACAACAGACTGGGATGCACCAATTAATGTAGATACAAAATATGTAGTATGAAATCAAAAGAAGAAATATTAAGAGTATTATCAAGTGAAATACATCAAGCATCAGGTTATATTGGTGGTGAGCTTGTAGCAAGAAGAAAAAAATCATTAGAATATTATTTAGGAATGCCTCTTGGTAATGAACAAGAAGGGCGTTCTCAAGTTGTTTCAAATGATGTCCTGGACACAGTAGAAAGTTTAATGCCTTCTTTAATGAAGATATTTACTGCAGGTGATAATGTATTTGAATGTGAAGGTGTTGGCCCTGAAGATGAAGAAATGGCTAGACAATGTTCAGACTATTTAAACTACATCTTCTATAAACAAAACAATGGATTCTTAGCTTTATATTCTGCATTCAAAGATGCATTAATACAAAAGAATGGTATCTTAAAAGTATTCTGGGATAACTCACAAAAAACTGAAAGAGAAGAATATACAAGATTAACTGATGATGAGTTTAATGATCTTGTAGAAAATGCTGAAGTAAAAGTTACAGCACATTCTGAATACGAAGAATCTATCACAGATGATAGAGGTAAAGAGATTGATAAAATTAAACTACATGATGTAGTTATTCATAGAACAAAATTATATGGTCAAGTTAGAATTGAACCTGTACCACCTGAAGAATTTTTAATTGAAAGAAGATGTAAGTCTATTGATAGTGCAAACTTTGTTTGTCATAGAACACAAAAGACTAAATCAGAATTAGTAGAAATGGGATATGATGCAGATCTAGTTGCATCTTTACCAACTGGTGATACTGATTATTATACAGAAGATAAATTTGTAAGACACCAAAACGTAGATTTTTCTCATGGTCAAACAGATGGTGATGAATCTACACAAGATGTATTGATCCATGAATCATATATTAGAATGGATGCAGATGAAGATGGTGTAGCTGAGTTATTAAAAGTTACAACAGCTGGTGAAGCTACAAAACTTTTAGATATTGAAGAAGTAGATAATATGCCTTTTATATCTATGACACCAGTTATCATGCCTCACAGATTTCATGGTAGATCTATTGCAGAACTAGTAGAAGATATACAATTAATTAAATCTACTGTTATGAGACAAATGTTAGATAACATGTATCTAACTAATAACAATAGAGTTGCAATCCAAGATGGTCAAGTAGCTATGGATGATCTGCTAACTAATAGACCTGGAGGAATTGTAAGAACTAAACAACCACCACAAAATGTAATGATGCCTATTCAGGCTCAACCAATTACAGAACAAGCTAGTGGTATGTTGGGTTACTTAGATGCTGTAAAAGAATCTAGAACTGGTGTAACTAAAACTGCACAAGGTTTAAATTCAGATTCATTAAATAATAAAACAGCAACTGGTATGAACCAAGTATTAACTCAATCTCAAATGAGAATGGAGTTGATTGCTAGAATATTTGCAGAAACAGGTGTAAGAGATTTAGGTTTAAAATTATTTGAACTTGTTTGTAAATACCAACAAAAAGAAAAGATTGTTAGAATTAGAGGTAAATATATACCTATGCGACCATACGAATGGAAGGATAGAGTAAATGTTACTGTTAGAGTAGGATTAGGTACTGGATCAAAAGAACAACAGCTAATCCTAATTAATGCTATTTTAGAAAAACAAATGCAGGCTATAAACTTACAACAAAATGTTTATGGCCCTATGGTTAATTTAAGAAACGTATATAATTCATTAAAGAAACTAGTAGAGAATGCAGGTCTAAATAGTATTGAACCATTCTTTATGGATCCAGAAGTAGGTGCAGCACAAATGCCACCACTTCCACCTAAACCACCAACTGAGTTCGAAAAGGTTACATTAGCTCAAGTTCAAGGTGAAAACCAAAGAGCTGTAATGAAAAACAATGTAGAAATGAAACGTATCGAATCTCAGATGAGAAAAGAATTATTAGATTTTGAGTTGAAAATTAAAGATCTTGAGTTAAAATACGGAACTAAAATTGATGAACTAGAATTAAAACGTAGATCAATGTTAGAACAAGCTGATTTAAATAAATCTGGTGAATTGATGAAAGAAATTATAAAAGGTCAAGGACAATTCTTTAATGGACAAGGAAACACAGATAAGGCAGGGCAAGAGAGCAGAACAGCTACTGAACGATCCCCTGCTAAAGACAGCATTTGAAGATCTCCTAGAAATATATAAACAGGAAATCTTTAATACAAAATTCACTGAAAGTGATAAACGCACTTATCTTTGGGTAGCCTACAATCTTGTAGACAAAATCAGAGGTCATTTGCAGAGTGTCATGGAAAGTGGAAAACTAACTCAGAAAGAGTTAGACCAATTAAATAAACGAAGTTAAGCTAACGCAACTTCAAATTCGTCAACCATGAAAGGAACGATATGGCAGAAGCACAAAACATAGATGGTGCTGCTGAAAAGATTTCAGGATTATTGAATCCAAAAGATCAACAAGAAACTGAAACTAAAGCAGAACCTTCAGAACCTGAAAGTACTGAGATACAGGAAACTCCAGAGAGCCAAGCTGAGTCTGAAGCAGCTCCAGTTGAGCAGGAAACTGAAAATACTGAGGTAACAGAAGAAACACAAACAGAATCACAAGAACCAAATCTCCACCGATTAAAAGTTAATGGTCAAGAGATTGAGGTAAGCCTTGATGAACTGAAAGCTGGATATTCTAGAGACTCAGATTATAGACAAAAAACTCATACTTTAGGGATGGAAAAGAGAGATCTTGAAGCCCAAAAGAATAGTTTGCGTCAATCTTATGATGCGAAACTAGCAGAGTTGAATGAACTTATAGCAACTGCTGACGCAACTGTCAGACAACGTCAAGGAAGTGAAGATCTTCAAAAGTTATACGAAGAAGATCCTACTGCTGCAGCTAGGTTAGATTTTGAACTTAGACAACAAAACACAGCAATAGAAAATATGAAAGCAAAAGCTAGAGAAGCTCAAGCTAAACAATATAATGAATTTCTTGAAACACAGCGAGAGTTAGCAGCAACAAAAATACCAGAGTATAGCGATCCAAGTAAAGCAGATCAATTCAAACTTAATATGCGTAACTCACTTAGAGGATATGGATTTAATGATGAGGAGATCGGATCACTTGCAGACCATAGATTTTTAATGGTTGCAAAGGATGCAATGAGCTATCAATCTTTGAAAGATAAAAGACCTATCGTTCAAAAAAAAATAGCTAATGCTCCAAAGGTAGTTAAATCTGGTGTGGCTAAGTCATCAACAAGTTCTGGTAGAGAGCAAATAAGAAATAAAATTGGCAAGTTACGTAAGACAGGGCATCTTGGAGATGCTCAAGCTGCGTTGCTTGACATTATTAATCTTAAATCTCAACAAAGGAAATAACAATGGCACAACCAACTAATACGTTTGATACGTATGATTCAGTAGGAGAAAGAGAAGAT